ACCAATTCCTATACCAGCTCTTAAATATCCCTCATCTAATCCCTCACCACCTGCAAATCTAGCTTGAATCTGATTTATATGTTCTAATGCACTACCTATTGAACCTCGTTCTAATCCTTGCTCTTGCTCTAATATTCTTAATCGTTGCATTACATCAGTAGATATTCCACTTTTTTTTGCTGCTCTTTCTAATTCTACTGCCCATTCCGAAGTTGCTTCTGTTGCATCTATTATTTTCTGAGTTACTTCATCAATTTTTTTAACAAAATATAAGAAACCACCTGCTTTACCTAAGCTAGATAACTTTTTATTAAAGCCATTAATTTTTTCACCTAATTTTTGAAATGAAGCTTTGTCAAGGTCAATACCTAACCAAACTTTAAAGGTGTCGATAAAACTAGAAGCCATTAGATCACTTATCCTTAAGATTTAATTCAAATTGTTCTTCTTGGTATTCTGCCATGAACCCTTTAAACTGTAAAGCTCTAATTACTTCATTACCTTTTGTTCTTTTAACATCTTCTAATGAACTAAAGTATTTTGTTTCACATGCTTGAAATAATAATGTTAGTTTCTTAGCTTCACCTGTTTCTTCTATTTCTGTACAAGGGACTGCATAAGATTTGCTATTGACTCTTCCCCCCCTAAGTTCTTTAATGCTCCTGACTCTCCAAAGAGGCTTGAAAAAAAAATCTCAAGATTGTAATAAAGAATCCAATATTTTACCTCAAGATAATCTTTACGATTAGTAATATCAGAGAATGTTGTTTGAGTTATTCTATTGCCGTCATATAAACATACATTTGCACAACGCCAAAAAATATTAGTTATTTCCTTATCTGTCATTGCTTTAGCTATTAATTTTGCCAAAGCTATTCCTAATGTTTCTTGGTCATTTAAATCAACTTTAATTTCATTAACTTCATTACTTAATAAAGCTAACAAATCAAGTTGACACTCAAACTCTGCATATTGAAATGATAGTTTTTTTCCTGACTTTAAGATTTTTTCTTTATCCATTTTTATCTTCCCTTTTATATGAAATTTTAATTATTTTATAGCAAAAATAAAAAAAAATGCAAGGTAAAAAAAATAATCACCTTGCATTTAAAAATTAATGGTCGCTTAATTTTTATAATAACTAACTTAGAATTCTAGTTCCTCTTGCAAAACTATAATGATATTCCATAAGAACTTGTGTTCTATCACCACCCACATCATATTTATCCCCCGGAGGTGTTGTTGGTATACCACCATTTAAATCCCAAGCTGTTGTTGTAACTTTACCTTTACCGTCACCAACTTTTGATATAAAAGAACCAGTAATAGCAATGGCACTTTCAAAATTACTTTTAAAACTTTCATTTAAAGCATTTAAGAAAATATCATCTCCTGATCCTTTAATAACTGTTATGGTTACATCAGCTTGTCTACCATTTTCCTGTAATGAAAAAACAGCATTTCCACCCTTACCTATATCTAGACCGGCAATAGCATTAGGACAAGCCACTTCTACTACCGTTCCATAACCGAAATTGGAAAGAACTCTACTGTTAACAATCAGAGTATCTTCCCCGACAAAAGTATCTGTATATGAATCAGCCATATTTATTTCTCCTTAAAAAACTAATTATTAATGTATACAACAACTGCCGAAGTGTGCATTGCACCAGCACGCTTTACTGCCATTGATATAAATGGAGCTTCACGACTGTCTCTTGATTGTTGTGATTGAGCTGCTAATGGTTCCGGATATACATAGTACCCAAATGTTCTAACATTTTGAGCAAATAATTCAGGATCGCCAAATGGGAATGTTAACGTCCATTCACCAGGAGCAAAAGCACCATTTCTAACACCTTGTTCTAATACTTGTTTGTATGCTGTTACAAGAGCATCTACTCCAATATTAGTTTGAGGTATCTTGGTGTTAGCATATCTTAAAGCATTAAATCCTGCTACTTGAAGTGCTACATATAACCAGTTATCATTGTATACATTATCAAAGAATTCATTAGCCCCATTACTTATAGCTGAATTTACACCATATATTGAACAATATAAGTCTGCACCAACTTTCTTGGCTTTTTGGAATAATGTTTCAGTAATATTTGGATCCGGTTCAATTGTAGTAAGTGCTTTTAGTTGCATTGATAATGTCGTTCCTGAGCCTTCAAAATTGACGCATAAACCCCTTCCCATATATGCACTAGCCATATTACGTGCATCTTGTATATCATCGGAAAAATATGCAAAGCAACGTGTTTTATGGTTGCTCTTGTTTTTAATCCTTGAAAATAAATTACCGTCATCACAACAAGTTAGGTCATTATCTGCTATTGTGAGCATCATTGTTTCTGTTTCAATATAATTTGATGCTGCAATTATTTCGTCATCGCCTAAAGTCAAACAAGGTATTACACAATGATAATATAGTTGAGCTCTAGTTCTAATAATTGCATCCATTAATCTTTCACGACCAGTATATGCTGCTTGACCTTGTATATAAGCTAAAGTTCCTAAGTAAACATCAGCAGTCAAATCAGTTCCTGTCGTATTGCTAGAAACTAATACACTTGATGCATTTCCTGTTGTTGTGCTTGTAAATTTTAATTGATTTAAATCATATACTTCACAAGTTACTCCAATTGCTGCCTCACCTTGAGTTTCTGTTATTGTTCCAAACTCTGTACTAATATCTGTTCCAGTAGTTCCAGCAGTAATTTCTACACTTGAATCTTCACCTTTTGTATTACTTCTAAATGTAAGTCCTGTTCCATTTGAAGCACAAGTTGCACCTGTTATTTTAGCATTTATAACTGCTGCAACATCATCTAAATCAACTGCACTAGAAAAATCCAAATCTGTTATTTCTGTTGCAGTACCACCATCAACTGCAATTGTAAAACAACCATCAGAAATTAAAGCTAAAGTTTCAACACTTATTGCCTCTGTTGTTGCAGTACCAGCTGTTGCTGTATCTTGTAAAGCATTATTAATTAATGCAGCTACAGCTTCTGTCGTCTTACAAGCTGTAAAATTTAAATCAATTAAATCAACTGTATTACTACCATTTTGAGTAATTGTAACAGAGCCATCTGTAACTTCTCTAAAGTTTTGCAAATTGATGTCATTTGTTAAGCCATAACCTGCTGTTGCATCAATTGTAACACTAGGAAGCATTGGAACTGCTACCACATACCCATTATTTGTTAAAATATTAGGTGCTTGTGAAAAAATTGCTACTGCTTGTTTATATATTTTTGAATCAACTCCAAAATCGTTTGCAATACCAGTCGCAGTCTTATAAATTGCATAATCAATTACATTATCACTCTGTTCGTCAGTAATTAAAGCAATAGTACTAAGATTGACTTGTTTTGCTCCGATTGCAGGTGCTGAAATCGAAATCTGTATTATGTTATTAATATTAATTTCTGCCATTTTTTTACCCTTTTAATTGTTAAAAAAAACTTGTTTGCCTCCAAGACGATCATAATAAGGACTTTCTTTATCAAATTGCTCACTATGATCGACTTTAAAGTCAATTCTAAATCTGTTCAAAATTTTACTCCCTTCTTCCGTTGATAAATCCCTAAAACCTGTTGGAATTCTATATACCCTATATCCATTTTGTTCTTGATAAAATTCACAATCATCACTTGAAAGATAGCTTAACACCTCAAATCGTCGGCGTCTAGCTTCTGTTGAATAAGAGAAAAAATCTACGAAAAAATTGGTTTGTATTAACATACTTGAATGTGATATCAACTTATCTTCCGTGCGTGAATATTTAAGATTATTTGCTATTACATCTTCACTATCAATTCCTATAACTAAGTAAAGATTCTTATCATTTATTTCACGCCACTTATTGTTGTATATATAACAATGGTCATCGTACAAATTTAAGTATCTTTTGAAGCCATTACGTAATTGTTGTATAAGTTCCAAGTTAGTTTCGTTAGTCATTGTAGTCCCTCACGCATTCATACTTATAATAGCCATATCCGTATTCTTCCCAGTTGTCTTTTTTCATTACACGATACTTCTTGTTGTTGTAAATAAAAATATCATCTAGGTTAAAATCTGCATAGTCACAATATACATCGCACCAGTTCCAACTTCTTTCACCTTCTTGATGTAAACTTAATTGATATGGACTTTGTACTTGAATCATTCCTTTAAAAGTTACTGGTGTAGTTATTTCTTCAACATCACCATTTACTATAACAGAAATAACTTTTTCAGCTTTCATTGTACTTAACCA